CTTAATTTCTACCATTCTTTAAATGCTTCTGCATTTTCTTTTGGTGGAATACGATTGTCATCATTAAGCTTTAGGTTATATTTTTTATTGATAGCTCTATTTACTTCTACTATGTTGGCTTTGTCTGCTTTTTGAAAGCTACCATAATTTAATTCAGCAACAAATCTACCAGTTGGTAAACCATTTTCATCCACTTCATATAAATCTTGTAAGCTTTCACCAACCTATAATTTGGCTGCGAGTTGAGACAACTTTAACATTTTTTCGCTAGCTTCAACATCTGCTTTATGATTTGCCTATGTGACAAGATGTGATATAATACGAATAATCTCATTTACAGAAGAGTCAGCAGAGCCTAAATATTGTTCTAAAAAACTAACATCGGTATCTAAGAACTGTTCGGTAGAGTTTATCTTGTCTATATAATCTAATAACATAACAGAATTAGTATTCTTCGCTATCTTCTCTAATTCTGAAATTACGAGTCGTTTTAATAGAATATTTAACGTAGACATTCCAGTTGTTGTAGCCGACACTAATCGTTGAACATCTTGGTGTATTTCTTGTAAATCTTCGTCTGTTATTGGTTCAGAGTCTTTCACCTTATCTTTAAAGTCTTGAATTATATCTTTACGATTTGACGTGTTTTTTAACAATTCATCTAACGTTTTAGCTACTTCATTATACATACCAATGTTACTATGCATCTAAAACATATAATCCCTAGCACTTATTGCTTCACCACTATTGTTGATTTCATCAAATTTATCTAGCTGGTCTAATACGTCTGGTATTACCTACTACAATAAAGATGTTATAGCATGATATTTACTAACAGTAGAACTATTTAACATTTCTATCTAACCGCGAGTAGCATTTAACTCTTTTACTTTTTCACTTTGTTCTAGAGATGATGTACGAATAGCATTAACTCTAATTCCTAGCATACTAGATATTGATTCAAATGATACAGTACGTACGTCTTTTAAATTACGTTTTTCAGAAAACAACTTTAAATTATTACGTTCTATATTTTTTTGGGTTCGTATATATTTTAGCTATTCATATACAGCTTGTGTTAATACTGTATTATAATCCAAATGATTTAGAGTAGACAATAGGCCGTTCTTAGAAATAATAGATTTAGAATCATTTTTTTCTGGCTAAGAGTCTAAAAATTGTAAAAATTTTTTCTGCGCGGCCTTTATTTTTTCTTCTGTTGTGTTGAATACATTTTTATTTACTAAGAATTTAGTAAGAGAGTTTACGAAATGTTTAACTGTTGATAATAAAGAATTATCTTTATTTAACAAACCAAGTATTTCTGTTCTAATAGAATCATCTGTGATGAACATTGCTGCAAATTCTTTTTCATTAGATAGCGCATAAGCAACGTCATCAGAATCAAGCTGTCTGTATTTGCTAAATAGTTTTTTAGCTTTATTTGTCAACTTATTTATAGATTTAGCAAATACACGTTCCTCTTTTGTTTTAGGATTATTTAGAGCATTTACAGTTAAAGCATGTATAATCTCATGAAGTATCACTGTTGTGACATATCCGTGAGATAAACCTTTTAGCTATTTTTCATCAAGAATAATTATACTACTATCTTCTGTTGTAATTGTTTCTGCTAATTTTCCAAACGGTAAGTTACCAAATTTAACTGGTATATTGTGTTTAATAAGCATCTCTATTAACTCACGTTGAGACTATG